TTGCTGTTGGATATGCATTTGGAGCACTTGGCTGAGCAACCACATCTACAGTGACGATTTCAAAGTCACTGACATGTCCGTTTGCATCGTTGACATTACCGCTGCCACGACTGCTAACCCCTAACTTTACGCCGTTAGTCAACATAGTTTTCACTAGTTCGCCCATCGGTGTAGGTAGTATCTTTAATGTGCCCATACCAGCTGGACCATCCATCCACATTTTTTCAATCATGTGACTTACACGATCTAAGTTAATTTTTAAGTCATCTGGGTGATCAACTTCGCCCAGAACTGAATGACCAGTTTTAATTTGTTCGTTAATGGTGTCAACTGCTTTGGCTATTTCGTTTACAGGATATACTCGTTCGTTAGCGTTTCTAACACCGCCTTCTATGCAAACCCCTTTTAACTTTAAGGTTTTGCCTCCATCTTGAGCATCCTCAGACAGGATTTCGAGACCTGCCTGAGTGAAGCTTAGATGTTCTTTTAAATAGCGAGCCATATCTATTTGTTACGCCTTACCAACTGGTGATTTTGTATTAACACCACTGGCTTGGGCTGTTACAGGTTTTGGAGCTGCTGATAATTTAGCATTTGCGCCGCCTTTGCCTGGCACGTTCTTAAACTGTCCAGCTTCTGGCAAATCACCAGTTTTTGGAGCAGAACGACCTTGTGCAGTGTCGCCAGTCATTTTAACTGGGCTTGCTGCCATACCTTTAGCGCCGGAATTAAAAGCAACTACGCTTTTGTTGTTGGCACCGTCGTCGCCATGTGTTGGAGCAGGAACTTTGTCTAGTGTAACGTTTTCCATCATGCCCATCATGTTTTCGCCCATGTCGTCAAACTCGGCTGTGTCTGTGTCGTCCATTTCTAAAGCGTCGCCGCCGTCGATATCAGAAACACTGTCACCAGACTCGTCGCCGCCCATTAATGACTCAAATTCAGCCATAAGTTCGTCTAACTTGTCTTCTAAGTCAACAACGCGATCTTCGATATCGCCTTCGTCGTCATGGTCTTTTTCCATGTCGTGTGTGAGATCTTCGCCGTCTTCTTCAGCAGCATCGTCAAATTCAACATCAGACTCTTCATCTTCTTGCATGCCTTGTTCTTCAGCTTCTACGTCGTCAATCAAGTCGTCACTAGCGTCGCCGCCCATGTCTTCATGCATTTCGTCGTACTCAATGTCCTTGGCAACTTTCTTACCGGCTTTTTCAGCATGGTCGTCACGTTCTGCATCAGACTCTTCGTCCAACTCTTCGTCTTCTTCTTCGTTCATCAAGTTTTCATAGATTTCACGGGATTTTTCTACCACGATGTCGTGGAAAAGCTCTTGAGCTTTTGCTTCTTCATCATTGATCACGTATTCGATCAATTGTTCAAATTTCGATGTCATATAAGTCCTCCATAGGTTATGGCTCGTTAGATATTTACTACGATCTAGTAATATTGGTACATTTGAGGTGAGAAAGTGGGTAGATTTGACTGTAATATTACAGTCAATTATTTACATGCCAGGAGCGGCAGGAGGAGGTGCGTATTGCTTTTTAACGTTCTTGAGTTTTTCTTTATATTCAAAACTTCTAACATCATTCATTTGACGTAATTTATTGAGCTGACGCAAGGTCAATCGTGTTTTGCGAAGATCACCCAACTTTGGTTGGCTGTTATCTTGACTAACATCTTGATATGCTTCTGGCTCGCGAGAATAAATTTCGTTTAGTATCATGCTAGTATTTATTAAATTGTTGGAATAGGAGGGGCACCAGCACCTGGAGTTGCACCAGCAGTGGGTGCCGCTGTTCCAGGAGCAGTGGTAGCATCGCCACCTTCCATATCACCTGCACCTGCTAATTCTTGGCCTGTGTTGATATCACTTTCAAGTCCGGCTGGTGTAACACCGACACTACGCAGATCTTGTCCTTGAGTTGTGGTCAACTCTGGTTCGTCTCGTTCTTCAGCCCAAAGTGTTTCGTTTTCTACCAGTTCTTCTTCAGTCAAGCCCAAATATCGCTTCATCATAAAACGCTTGCTCATATATGGCAACGGTTCTAATTGTGTGAACGCAGTAATACGAGCACCATCTAGTTCGCTTTGACGATAGGACGCAAAGTTTTGTGGCTCGCATAAGCTGATTGAGAACAGGCCTGCATCAATGTTAAAGCCTCTCCAACGCAGGAACATTTTGAATTCGTCGTCTAATTTCTGCATGATCAATCGCTGTAGACGCATACAATACTGGTTAAAACGGTATTCTTGAATCAGTGCTGTGCCTACTTTGCCGTCGGCCATGGTGCGATCACTGTCGTCAGGACCGGTGGGCAAGTAACTGCTGGGCACACGCAAACCACGTGCCATTTTGTTGTTAAAATATTTTAAATCGTCAATTTCGCCTAGATTTGATCCACCAGCCAGGGTGTCTACGCTACTGCCTCTGCCGCTGGCACCGTTGAAGGGAAAGAAGAAATCTTCATTGATACTTAACGGATTGTAGCTGGCGTCCATCATGTTGGAACCGCCACCAGTGTTGGTAGGAATACGTCGCTGGTGCATTTCGTTTTTGACCCGCTCCACAAACTGCATGGCCATATGACTTGGCATATCGCCCACGTCAATTTTAAACACTCTGCGTTCTGGAGCACGTTGTACACGATAGATCAGTACCGAATCTTCAAGCAGTTCTTTTTGTTTGAATACTTTAAAAATATTTTCCAAGATGCTTTGTCCAAATGGCCAGAAAAAATCTAACCCTTCGTTTAAACTAAGATGCACAATATGACGTGCATCTAAACAAGTTTCGTTCATGGCCTGTGTAAAACGACTGTTGCCACTGCCGGCACCACCTGCTCCGCCACCACCACCACCGTTTGGTGCTGTGTAGTTGTTTTGACCAGCTACTCCCGTGGCACGGCTAACATAGTAGTCAGCCGTGGTTTTTTGCGCCACACTCATGTTTTGAAAATTAGGATTGATGTCTCGGATTATGTACTGCTCAGGACGTTTACCTTCGCTTTCGTTTACAATAACACGGGCCACTTTGACCATGTCTACCCACATCATTTCAAATGTTTCAGGATCACGTACAAATAATTGATCGCCGTACTTGATAGTGTTACGGAACAATTTGAATATTCGTTGATCTAGTTTGTTCAGTTTGGTCCACTGCTGTAATTGTTTTTTAATCAGCTCTACTTCGTGGTCAGTGGGTTTGTCGGTAAAAGTAATGTCAAACGGTGTGCCGTTGTCTTCGTTTACCTGTGTTGAAAATTCTGCAATAATATCCAAGCAGGCATTGACTTCGCTGTCGCAGTCCATATTTTCATATTGATTATAACGTTCAATACGATTGGGGCTACCTGAATACACATCCGGTAAACGACTTGCATAATTGCGGAATGCAAAGTCATTGGGTGTACCGCCGGCCGCATAACCGTCTCCAGATTGTCTAGGATAGTTGGGCAGGCCAAATTGATTTTGACCTGAAATTGGACTGAGTTGGCCGCCGGTGTTAGCGACTTTGAAATATTTTTTCCAACCCTTTTTACGACCGTTATCTGATTCTGCCATAGTTGTATATTTAGCTAGCCTCTTTTAGCGACCTTTAATTGTTTCTCGGCCAGTGCATTGCTGCGTCTTAATTCTGCTGTCATTTCGGCAAAACTCTTTTTCATGGAGTCAGCGGCGGCTGGTTCTTTACTAGTATCTTGAGATGGAGCTGGTGTTGACAAGGTTTTAACAGTGGATTCTGGATTGACCGACGATAATGCTGTGGCTTTTGAACTGCTAGGACCCGACAAAGCAGCCATTAAATCGTTGGGATCTATATTGGACTTGTTGGTATTGTATCCGTCGTAGGCTCCTCGGCCGGACATGTCTTTTGGCAACGCCGCCCAGGTTCCAGCTAAATTTCTCATTACAGTAGCAGGGTCTTTTTTACCGTATCCAGCTTGGTTGACTAGTTGTTGAGCCAATAAATCTTGTGTTTTTTGATCGAATTTGGTCTTTGATGGGTCTAAGCCTGATTTTTTAACCTGTTCGGCTAGAGTGGCGGAAATCATCTGATACTTGCCAACTGCGGTACTGGCATGGCCTTGAGCTAGCATTGTTTTTTGCATTTGCTGAACTTGCTCAATTGTCATGTTAGTAAGGTCGGCTTCTTTGGCAACCTTGCTGCCGCCTGCCTTGGCGCCAACTAACGCATTATAGTTTCCGCCGCTTTCGCCTTTGCCAATTAAATCTAATAGAGTACCAGACGAGTTTCCACCGCCACTGAAAATATTTTTTATCATTTCTTTGGCGCCAGTGGTTGCTCCACCGCTGCCACCAAGTGGTTGTGGTTTTAAGCCAAACTTGTTGTTTATAACATCTGTTGCCCGTTTTAATGCTGATGAAAATGTTTCAATAGCACCCACACCGCTAATAGCCAATGCTATTCCTAGCTTTTGTATATTTTTATTAACATCGGCAGCTGCCAATGAAGCACTGGCATATTTTTTTGTCAACTCCCCACTTGAGTTTGCTTGTTTTTCTGCTTGCTTGGCAATAATTTCGTCGTCTTTGAGACCTTTATTCTCTGCTTTTTGTCTTAGTTCTACCAGAGCAAGTTCTCGAGATTCGGCATCAAATCCAGCAAGTGCAGCACCTTCAAATATATCTCCAGCAAAAGATACTGTGTTGCCAAACCTTTCTGCACCTGCAGCCAATGCTTTGTTTATACGGGCAGTACCTTCGAGTGCGGTCATCTGTCCACTTTTGACTGCTATTACTGTTTGACGAATTTGATCGTTAGTAAAAACATTAAATGACTGTGCTTGTTTAGTCAACGGAATGCCGGTGGCGGTTGCTCTAACAGCACTGTTGGTAGTGGCATCAAATGCCTTCATTAACAATTCTAACTGCGTGGCTTGGTCTGTTTCACCGCGTTTTCGCATCTTAGATAACTCAGCACGAGATCTAGCGTCGGCCATTGTTTTGGCTTGTTCATCTTGTTGTTGTGCTCGAGATTGTCCAGTTAGTCGAGCAATCTTGTCTACTTCTTCAATATAGTTTTGAGTTTTTTTAGTTAACTCTTCGGTAGTATTGCCTTGTATCAATCCAAATCTGGCATAGTTTGATATGTAAGAGCTTGTGGCATCACCTACTTCATCTAAACTTATACCTAGTTTAATAAACTTCTCTGCAGACTTTCCTTGGGTTAATGCTCCGGCTACTCGACTTAATTCTTCGGCGCCAGCTGACGCGGTTCCTTTAAATACATTTAAACCTAACGCATTGGCTTTAACTGCTTTGGTAAATGCTTGGAGACTATAATTGCCTAATTGGTCAAATTGACGAACTAATCCGTCCATTCCGTCTACCGCACCAGCACTAGCACTACCTAAATTATTATAGTTCTCGGCTAAAAAATCTAGTTGTCCCAACACAACTTTGGCCGCTGCGCCTAGTCCAGTGGCGAGCCCACCTATTATTTTTCCAACTGTTCCAAATTCACCAGCAACTTTAGAAATAGCTTTAGCAGTAACATCAACTGAACCCGATAAACTTTTAAATGATCCGTTTCCTGTTGCTAGACTAGAGACAGCACCCGATACTTGACGACTATATTGTAGTAGCCCATTAGCAAATTTTTGCTGAGCTTCTGCTGATTCTTTAGTAGATCCATTCAGTTTGGCCAAACTTTCTGCCGTAAGAGTTCCAGTTCTTCTTAACTCTTCCATTGCGTTAGCAACGCCTTGCAAATCATTTGGGTCCATATTTCCAGCCATAAGTAGTTAACAATATTTATGGTGATAAAATGACCAATCCTTTAACTCAGTACTTCAGACAACCCAGTATCTATATTAAATTGCCAAGCCAAGGGCAAAACTATCCTGCTGGCACATTAAACATGCCAACCAACGGTGAATTGCCAGTCTACCCAATGACTGCAATTGACGAGATTACCTATCGCACACCTGATGCACTGTTCAACGGACAGGCCACTGTTAATGTAATACAAAGTTGTGTTCCGGCTATAAAAGATGCCTGGGCTATTCCATCTATCGATCTTGATACTGTATTGATTGCTATACGTATTGCCAGTTACGGACACGATATGGATTTTGGAACCACTTGCCCGGCCTGTGAAAAAACATCAGAAAGAACAGTGGACCTGCGAACAATGTTGGATGCTTTGCGAGCACCTGACTACAACGGTCACATCAATTACAGTGATCTAGAAATTTATTTCCGTCCATTGAATTATAAAAATCTCAACGACAACAGTCAATTGCAGTACGAACAACAAAAACTCTTGCAAATAATTCCTGATACCACAATATCAGAAGTTGAAAAGATGACTGCGTTGACCAAGGCATTCAAACAGTTGACTGACATTACTGTGCAAAGTTTAGCATTAAGTATTGTTGCAATCAAAACTCCGCATGCGCTAGTAAACGAACCCGAATACATCAATGACTTTTTAAAGAATTGTGATCGAGAGTTGTTTAATCAAATACGTGATCATGTCATGAAATTGCGTGAGCTAAGTGAATTACAGCCTCTTAAATTGGCCTGTGATTCATGTAATCACCAGTATGAACAAGCACTAACCTTGGATATGACAAGTTTTTTCGCACCCGCCTCTTAGTCTTGGACTCTGATCAAATTGCCAAAATGGTTGATCAGATGGACGCAGAAACAACCGAGATTCGGCAAGAGGCATTAAAAATAGCATGGTACATGCGAGGTGGCGTCAGCTATGATCAAGCCTTGCAACTCAGCATCAGTGAACGCAACAGCATCAGTGAACTGATCAAGAGCAACTTAGAAACAACCAAAAAAACCGGACTGCCTTTCTTTTAATGTTAAACTTAGACACAGTAAAATATCAAATTGAACTTTGGATTGAAAATTTTGTAGAGGTTAAAAATCCTGCGTTAGGAAATTGGCCTCCGTGTCCGTATGCTCGCAAAGCCCGTTTAGCAAACGACTTTGAAGTTTGTTTAGGGCTGGCACCCATGCATGATTTGATCAAACTTAGCAAGCATGGGCTAGGCGGAAAAAGTGTAGTGATACTTGTGTACGATGCTGACCATGTCGGTCACGAAGAACTCAGTTCAACTATCTCTGTTGCCAATCGAGAATTTTTACTGCCAAACGACCTGTTGGCATTGGAAGATCATCCTGCGGATCAAGAAATTGTAAATGGTGTATGCATGAATCAAGGAACCTATGCCATGGCCATGGTGCAAAGCCTAAGTGACTTGAATGACAAGGCCAAAATAATGTGTGCAAAAGGTTTTTATGATGCGTGGCCCGAAGACTACTTGTCAGCAGTGTTCAAACATCGTATAGATCCGCGGGCAACTTAATTTTACTGTCGCGCTTGCACAACCAACGATACTGATCTGTATCTGTGCTCCACTCTGATCCGGTCCACCACTCAAAGCCTTGCATATCGGCCTTGTACAGACTGCTGCGTTCGTAGCCAGGTCCCAGGTAAACAAATTCATAATTAGATTTTTTAGCCCAGGCAATTTCGTGCTGTAGACTAAGTGACCCTAATCGACTTGCAGGTATGCTGTAGTCCCAAACAAACAGGGCTGTTTCAATTGCGCTGGGTGTGTAGTGACGTAGTTTTGCCCAGGCTACCATTTCGTTGTTGTCGTTGTAGTAGCCCATGAATTGATCAAATGGTAATTTTTCACCCACTTCAAAATATTTTTTAAACTTTTTATAATAACAGTAGGCAGTGTAGATATGATCCATTTCAGCCACGGGCAGTGGATCAGCTATGATATGTGCTGACTCAATCAGCTGGTAATCAGTGTTGGCTGTTCTAACACGGCAACTACGACTTTGATACCAACGGGCCTGACCTTGATTTACAGTGAGTAAAAAACCAAAGTCCAATGCTGCATCATATTCCTCAGGTTGTACATTGACCAACTCACACCCAAAGTGGAATACTTCGCCTTGCTCTTGATGGCCAAAATTATGATTGAACTGTATTTTCATATAATTATGTATGTACTTTATATCTTAAGGAAAAATAATGTCTGACTTATACACAATCTGGGCAAACAAAGAAGGCGATATTTCTGATATCGATTTTGTAAACAACATGCGAGGATTTCTGCAACACCTAGTGGACGAAAATAAAATGCTGTCGTTTAGAATTACTCGTTGTAAAATGGGATTCCGTAGTGTAGCAGACATGCCTGAATGGTTTATTATTATGGAATTTCGAGACATGGCTCAGATTGATGAAGCATTCCGTCGTGTTGCTCCATTAGAAGGAGAACTCGAAGACAAACATCGCAGTTTCAACCAGTTTGTTGCAGGAGATATACAACATGCCTTATGGCGAGATTATCCTGATACTTTCTAAGTGGTATTAAAGATTAGCTACGCTAATCTATGTCTTTCGCTTGCACTCAGACATGATTTTATTTGTTTTTAACTAAGTGGTCTGTTTAGCTATTATCCAGATTAATTGGTCATAATTCACCGTATGCACGGTGAACATGAAAGGCCATTATCCGAGTAGCACAGTCATTTATTATAAAGAGATTGTTGTTTCCAACGCAGAGGCGGTTGACCGGTACCCCTTACTCTAGCTTCACATATCAACGGAACCCTAGTGACCCGATAATAAA